CAGAACGCCACCACAGGCCACGCCGTGGCGCGGTACTTGTCGATGATCATCTTGGCCGCTACGCAGTGCACCAGCAGCTCGTCGTCTGTGCAGGTGTGCGGAATCTCCGTCATCTTCTTGACGTTGTCGTCCCACTCAAGAAACTTCTGTATGTACGTCGCGGTAACGCCGAGCTTCTTTGCAAAGTCTTTGTTGTAGCGTTGAGGCGGCGCACCGAGGAAACCCACGAGTAGCTGGGCGGCAAATGAAGCCCAGCCCAGTCCGTAACCACAGCCCAGAAGCGCGGACTTTGCCGACTGGCGGAGATCAGGGTGTGACTCTTTTGTAAGGCCCGGTATGTTGAACATCTGAGCGCCGAACGCTGCGTAAGGATCACCGCCTTGCCGGAAGATGAGTAGCATGTCCTCGTAATCAGCCAGCCACGCAAGAACTCGCGGTTCAATCTGTGACAGATCACCGACGACCAGTTGGTGCGCTTCGGGAGCCATAATAGCTTTGCGCAAGAACGATCCTCGCTTGAGGTTCTGCATGTTGATGGCGCTGCCTTTGCTGGCCGTCCAGCGCCCGGACTTGGCACCGTAGTACGAGAGCGGAACAGGTAGTCTTCCGCGCTTCGAGATGTCCAGAAACCGCTGCGCCCGCGTACGCTCAGTGGTCGATTTAACTTTGAGGCGAGCCTCACACAAAGCGGCAACGTCTTCGTTGTCCCCGTTGAGCATCGCTTGAAAAAGCGCGTCATTCTTTGCAAGAGCAAGCGTCTGTTTGCCAGTCGTCTTGCTCTTCTTGTAGGGCGGGGGCATGCCGAGTCCGCGCAGGACTTCGGCAAACTGCTTATTTGACGCAAGTGAAGATTCGTCAACACCGATCTTTTGTAGGAGTGCTTCACGTTTTTCCTTTTCATCGTACAACGCGTCAGTGAGCATGCTCTGGTCCAGCTCCAGCACCGGGCGCGTGTACATCTTGAGCGTCATGTCGATCAGGCGCAGCTCCTTGGTGGGGTACAGCCCGTTGGACATGCCCGTCGCGGGGTCAAGGCGCATCATCAGTTTGCTGAACACCTGCTCGCACAAATACACATCATGCGCACAGTACGCGGCCAGCTCCTGCTCAGTCTTCGGGTCCAGCTCAAGCATGCCGTTGGTGCTGTGCACCGCTTTGCCTTTGTCGGGCAGGCCGAAGTCACTGGCCAGCTTCTGCAACGAGTTGCCTACTTCGACCCCGCGCAAGGCCCGAGCCATAGAGAGGCTGTCAAAGATAAAACACGGGCGTGCGCCGTAGACCCACTCCATGATCGAGACATCGAACTGCGCGTTGTGTGCGAGCACGGCTGTGCGGCTCCAGTCGATGCTGTTGAAGTAGTCTTGCAAGTCGTCGTGCCTGATCCAAGGCGCTTTGCCTGTTGCTCCGAACTCTTTGGCGCAAGCGCCGAATGCTTTAAAACGTGGGTCACGAATATATTCCTCTGTTGTCATTTTGGAGAGCGTGAAACTTTCTTTGTCCCAGCGCGTCTCAAAGTCGATTGCGATGATCGTGTCGTATGGTTTTGCCATCAGTTGTACATCCCGTGTTCGGGAGCCTCTGCTTTGATGTCGTTGACGATAAGTTCGTGGGCTTCGCTGACAAGCCCCGCCACTTCAAACTCGTTGGCGTTGATGCCGACAAGAACACTCTTTGCGCCGTCAGACAGGATCAACACGCCGCCGAACGTCGCATCTTTTCCGTAGCACGTTGCCAGCAAAGTCAGCACGCTGGCGAAGTGTTCCTTCTGTTGCGTGGTCATGTCCTGCGCGGCCTTGGTGATGGCCTCCACCGCTTTGTTTGCAATGTCTTTATTCATCGCGCCCCCGTATGAAGTGAATCAACGGCTCCAGCGTGTAAAGGTTTTCTTCGTTAAGAATCATGGCAGCGCCCTTCGCGTCGCGGATTCTTCGTATGTTGTCGTCTTGCAGCGCGGTGGTTGTACCTTTGCCTGCCTTGGCTTCGATGGCTACAAAGCGCCCCCCAATGCAGCACAGGAAGTCGGGCACGCCGCTGTTGCCGTAGCCCGTGCCGATAGGCATGGCGTAGTAGACGCCCTCGGCGTCAAGTATTTTTCTGATCTTCTTTTTGACCAGTGCTTCTGGCGTTGATGCCATGGTTGCTTCTCCGTGATGTGTTGGTAAATGGTCGGGGGTATGGGTAGATTCAGCGCCCCCGCCGCTGTGAGGAGTTGGTGAGTTGGGTAACGCGAGCTGAGCGCCCTCTCACCGACAAAACGTACTCGCATCTACCGGGCTTGTACGCGTTGTGCAACCATGAACTCAGCTCTCGTGTTTGCTACAAATTTCGTCCAGCTTCATCTTGTAGTGCTGGGCTTTGTTGCCGTCGTCAGTGCCTTCTTTCTTGCCCTGACGCATGGCGTATTTGATGATGTTCCCTTTGAGGAAACCTTTGAATTCTTCGGGCGTGAGTACCGCCTCCATGACATGCCAAGGCTGCATGCCCATGTCTTTGTAGTGCGTGCCGCCGATCTGCACGGTGTCGGCTGTTGTCTGTGTCATGTTGCTACTCCTGAAGTTATTACTGCTCGTGTTTGTTGGTGCGTTTTGCACCTTGTCCAGCCTTGGAGTATACGTCGAACTGCTTGTATGCAATCAATCTTTTCTCTCGTTCGGCACTGTCCACAACGTGTTGTGCAGCGCTCTTTTCCTTGAGGCCCTTGGCCCGAAAATGCAGGTCGGTCGCGAACACGCTGGGCTGGTGGTTGCGCGCCCAATGGAAGGGCGAAAACGGGTGGCAGTTACATTTCTGTGCGGGCATGGGGGTTCCTTTCAAAACAAAACAGTTGCGGTCGGGGTCGAACTGAACGAGGTCAAGCACTTGCATGTGGGGCCTCCACAATAGGGCGCATCTTCTTCAAGCGCAAGCTCTCCATGACATCGGCCATGGCGGTCTCAAGCTGCTTGACGGTCACGGTCTCAAGCTGCGCATCGTGGACTTCCATGAGCAGGTTCAAAGCCACAAGCTCAGGGCCTTTGACAATGAAGCGGAAGTTGTTAGCCACACCCCGGCGAGCCAGCGCAAGGATGGCATCTTGACCAGCGCGTATCTCCAGCTTCCAGTCCGCACCTATGCCCCGGTTGGCCAGCGCTTCGGTGATATTTGCAGCGTCAATCAGTGCGTCGATGTCAAAGCGCGCGGCCACGCCAAGGCGCAGGTTGTTCATGGCATCGTGGTTGCGAATTTTGAGCGTGGTGCCTGCGCTGATCTCGTCAACTTTTTTCAGGCCCGCACGCACCCACGTCATGGTGTCCGGGATGATCTGCCGGGGTTTGTACTTGCTACGCTTTCTCACGGCTTCTCCTTCAAAACAATTTTCTCCAACTTCTCCACAGCAAGACACAGGTCTTCGTGCAGGTAGTCGGGCAGTTGGGTCTTGGTGCTGAACGCCCACGACTCCATCGCGGACAGCAGCTTGATCAGTTTGAGTGCGTCTTCTTTGGTCATGTGTTCTTCTCCTTGAGTTTGGCTTCTTGCATATCCAACAGTACCAGCAACTGCGCGTCAGATCGAACACGACCGCCAATCCCTTTGGCATCGCTAATTAAGTCCAGCTTCGCATCATCCGTCAGCCCAACCCAAGGTCGCTGTGCTGCGGGTGGGGTGGTGTAGCGCTCCAATGCAGAAATCAGAGCGCCGCCGTGATCCGATTCAACGTCTCGGCCTTTGTAGCCCGGCGCAGAGTCGCCATGAGCTGCTCGTGCGCCTCTGGAATCGTTGTAGCCGAGGTCGTATGCGCCACGGATCGCATCAAAAACCCGGCGTTTTGCCATTGCATGCAGCGCCACAGGCTCCTGCACAGTAGGTGCTGGCTGTGCGGGTGGGGTGGTGTCAGCAAAACAGACCGGGCGTAAAGTAAACCGCGGCTTGAGTTCCCCCGCTGTTTCGGGCTTTTCCTTGCCGCCGTAAAACTGGATAGGTTCAAAGCCGTCCTCGTCTTCACGGAGCAGCACCCACGCCACAGGCTGCACAGGTGCTTCAAGGGCTTGCTTGCAGAATTTCTCCCACGCAATGGGGCTAAACGTCACGGCTGTTGCGTCAGGATAGTGACGGTTTGTGTATGTCGTTGCGCCACATTCTTTTGCTAGCTTCAATGCTTCGTCTTTATCC